TAAATAAATTTAAAAATGGTAAAAAATGACTTTTTATCTATAATATATAGAGTATATAAAAAAAAATATTTTAAAATATGAAGAATCTTAAACTTGAGTTATTTAACTTCAAAAAGGACCTTACTCTTGACCAGGAGGAAGTTTCTGTGATAGTTGAGGGACATATGAATGCTTGTAATCAGTTGTCTGAAAAGCAAATTATCGTTTCTCTTAACGAAAGACTTAAACCATACACTTATGATAAAAGCGTTAAATCTCTTTTAGAGAATCTTAATGATGACATGAAAAATTATGAGTTATTATATGAGTTAAAAAATTTATATAATGTTCTTAATTCTAAGAATCAGGGAGAACTTTACAGACAACCATTGAACGTTGTTCTTCAAACTATTAATTTGGAAACAGACCAAGATAGAATGTCTAAAATTCTTAATGAATTAGCAGTTTATGATTGGGTTCCTGAAGTTAAGTTATTCGTTCATAATTTAACAAAATCACCTGAAAAGAAAACTAATCTTTTAAGTGGTGGTAAAGCTGAGTCAACATTTACTATTGTTGAACAAGTTGAAGATGGTCACGTTGCTTTAGTTAAAGATTCTTGGTTCTTATTATCTGAAAATACAATTGAAAAAACATTATTAGAAAATCATGTTAAAGATGAAGAGACTCTTAAATCTTTAAGAATGTTAGAAACGGCTATGAAATATGCTCAAGTTTCTGAAGATAGAGTTAACTTCAGAATTTCTGAATACTTAACAATCGGTTTAGCAGTTGGTAAAAAATCTGGTCTTTATATCAACGATGATGAAATGAATGATGAAACTACATTAGAATCTTTATTCTCTTCTCCGATTATTCCAATCGTTAACAAAAATTTCTACCCTATCTTATTAGAGGTTTCTAAAAACTTAGATAAATTTGTAGAGTTAGATGTTGTTAAAAGAGTTAACAACTTAATCAATCCTTACTTAGAATTATTTGCTTTCAATTACAAAAACAATACTTTTGTTTACAGATGTGATGAGAGATATGGTAATTCATTCTTCAAATACGAATCTGCTTTAGAATTAGTAAACGAAGTAAGAAACGAATTAAACTATGATTTAACTTATTTCTTCGAAAATAAATTAGATAAAGAATTAATCGTTAAGAGAAAATTAGAAGACAAAGAAAGAGAAATCACTTTGAAACTAGAAGACGTTAATTTTAACATCTCTAAAGTTAAAGGTTCTATCCAAATGATTGGTGAATCAGAAGTTTTAACTACAGCTCTTAAAAACTTAGAAAAGAGAAAAGATAGTTTAGATGCTGAATTACAAGCTACTAAAGAACTTCAATATAACGAAAGAATTAAACTTTAATACTTAATATTAATGAAAATCCTCAAAGAAATTTGAGGATTTTTTATTTTAAACTAAACTTACATGTGACATGAATATATAACATGAAAGGTTTCTACTATATTAGAGCCTTAAAAAATAAGTATCAATGAATGTACCTAAACAACAAAGACTTATACATTGAAGTAATCGTATCAAAAGCACAAGGCAAACTAACTAGAAACGCAGAGAAAATGTTAGAACTACTTGCCAAAAAAACAATCAAAAAAATGAGATATTGGTCTAATGATGATAAATTAGACTGTTACCAATCAGGACTATTAGATATGTTCCAAAACTGGTACAATTTTAATGAAGACAAATCAGTAAATGCGTTTGCGTATTTCACAGAGGTATTCAAAAGGGGTATCGCCAAAGGTTATAATGAACTTTATAAGAAGAAAGGTGATAATGAACATTTAATCAAGTTAATCTCAATCGAAGGTTCAAACGATGGACAAGGATTACACTCACTTTAATCAATCTTAAATATCTTTAAAATAAAAAAACCTCTCAATTGAGAGGTTTTCTTTTTATCATTTATATTACGCTTCAGTTTCAACTTCGGAATAAACAGTTTCTAACATTCTATCAGATACTAAATAAGGATCACAGTTTGATGCTGGTCTTCTATCTTCAAAGTATCCTTTACCTTCAATGATTGCTTGAGCTGGAATTCTAATAGAAGTGTCTCTTGTTGAGAATCCATAACTAAACTCATTAATGCTTGAAGTCTCGTGAGCACCAGTAAGTCTTTCACTGTTATGAAGTCCATAAACCTCAATATGTTCTTTTTGGTTTCTCTCTAATTTCTCCATAGTATCTTTGATGATTTCTAAACCACCTTCTTCTCTCATTTCTTTAGTAGAGAAGTTAACGTGACATCCTGTTCCGTTCCAATCACCTTTTAATGGTTTAGGGTGTAAAGAAACTTTAACATTATGTTTTTCAGCAACTCTTTGTAACAAGTATCTAGAAATCCATAATTGGTCAGATCCTTCTAAAGCAGTAACTGGTCCAATTTGATATTCCCATTGTCCTAAAAGAACTTCAGCGTTGATTCCAGAAATATCCAAACCAATTTCCATACAAATATCCATGTGTTCTTCAACAATTTCTCTACCAACCACGTTGTCTGATCCAATACCACAGTAATAATCACCTTGAGGTCTAGGTGCTTTACTTGGATCTAAAGTAAATCCTAAAGGAATTCCTTCACCTGTTCCAAATGGAATCATTGGTTTGTGTGTAAGAGTATATTCTTGTTCCCAACCGAACCAAGGAAGTTCTGATTTCTCACCGTTAGTGATGTTCAATTCTTCAACTCTTTCTGCTAATTTTCTTCTGTTGTTTGTTTCGTGTGGTGTGCTATCTGGATTGAGAACTTCACATAAAACTAATTTGTTACCTTCACCTCTAAAAGGATCATTTGTTACAAAAACAGGTTTTAGTAGACAATCTGTATTTTTCCCTTTACCAGCCTTAGCTTGCAATGTTGAACTTCCATCAAAAGACCAAACTGGATAGTCTGATGCGTTCATTGAATCAATTGCTTCGGTGATTTTAGTTTTACTTCTAAGTTGTTGAGGGTTAGAACCATCAAGCCAAATGTACTCTAATTTGATATTCATAAATGATTTGTTTTTTTTTATTTTATGATTTTTACTAAACTTTGTTTAATGACAATTATAAAATACTTATTAAAAATTTTAGAAATGAATAAAGTAATTTTACAACTTTGGGAGGAATCTAATACCAAAGAAGGATTTCTTAGTGATGGATGTTCATTACATTTAAATGTAAAAGAAAGAGACAGTTATGTTTCTTCTATCTATAGCAGTAGAGACAATTCAATTGTTCCTAATGAATATGATAGAGCTGTTGGTGATTGTGTAGAAGTTTTTGTAGAAGATAAAATATTTAATATGATATCTAAAGAGAAATCTGTTAAGATAAATGAGTCTGCTTTTCAAAATTTACTAAAATTTGAAGAAATAATATTTAATACAGCTACTATATGATAGTTACTTTATTTTATTTAATATCTATTTTATTTGCTTTTAATGAAGTTTATTATGTTTTTAATAAGACTAGACTAGATATCAGTATTAAGTCTTTAGATGTTAAATCTTTTAGTAGATTTGACATTCTACACTATGTTTTAAGAATAATGTTTTGGACTTGGATGATTATTGGTATTTGGTCATCTCAATCAAGTTTATTTATATTTCTAATTACTTTACACTTAATTAGATTTCCTTTCTATCATTTAAGTAGAAAACTTTATATTATATGGGATAATATTTTACCAAGTATATCTTTTATCTTTATACTTATAATATTGATTTATAAAATCAAAGGTTAAACTTCTTTAGATGTTGTTCAGTTATGATAATGAATTCATAACCTTTCTTATTACACCAGTTAATCATAGTTTCCCATTTATTCTTATTCTTATAAGCCATTTTAAGGTCGTATTCAAAGTTTTTTAACTTCTTCATTCCTGTCTCAGGAACGACCAGATTGCCTTCGTTTAGGTCTTGAACCATCTTATACTCTTTGAATGGTTTAACCTCTACAACGACTTGTTTGAGTACTCCTTCAGAGTTTCTCATCTCATAGTAAAAGTCTGGATAATAACAATGTTCTTTTATTTTAGTATCACCATTATCAAAGTGTGTCATTTGATAAGGTATTCTCATACACTCAGCACCCCACTTAGTAATAGTTTTATTGTTATCTAACCAAGTCATTATCTTCTTTTCCCAAGAGCTTCTATAATAAACACCACCTTGTGTATTTAACTTAATTACTTTGTCTTTATATTTTGGTATATAGTTACCTTGATTGTAGTTAGCGTTATTTGGTTTTGAATTTAACATACCTTGGATTAGTTTATTTTATATATAAAAGAAAAGAGATTTCCATGGGAGAATTAGTAGATAGAATAGGATTGAGAATGTTGGTTGATGGTGATGGTTTAGCTGACAACTTCAAAAATAACTCATTATACTTCTATGATAAATATCAAAAGTCTGATAATGGTGTAAAGTCTATTAATGTTAGTGATATACTACCTGGTAGTTTTTATCATTTTCACTATTTAGATGATTCTAATTGGATGAAGTGGTCTCCGGTTTTTGTTACTAACTATAAAAAGATAGGCAATCAAATAATTATATTTGGCGTGAATTTTAACTTTATTCCTTTAGAGGTAAGAGCCTTTCTATTTGATAATTTTATGAAAGAAGAGGATTTTGAAAAAGACCAACCGCTTCCAGTTACTTATGAGGGTATGTATGCCGAATTAATTAAATATGGATTTGAGTATGCTTTAGTTGAATACAATGCTTTACAGATTAAATTCGTACATAGAATAAGTATGGATATGGTTCCTAGATTTTTAATTGCTGGTCATCCTAAGAATAAATATGATCCTGCTAAGTTATTTGATATTTGGAAGGTTAAGATAAAGGATAAAGATAAAAGAAATCAAGAGATTATGAAGTCAACAATAGATGAATTCTATGACACTAGAGGTGAAATTAATGAGAAGTATGTTTTATTAAAAGGTCATATACAAAGGATTCAAAATAATATGAAAAAATATGGAAATAGATAATAATATATACTCTTATAAAAATTATAATTTTAAATGAAACATTTAAGAAAATTTGAAGAACTTGATTACTCTACATATATGAGTGCTGCTGATAAGTTAGCCGCTTATGGACAAACTGATAGAGCTAAAGATATTAGAGCTCATGCTGTTGATATGTCTAGAAAAGTAATTGATGATATGACATTTGGTATTTTAGTTGGTGGTGTTAGACCATTTCCTGATGCTAAATTCACTAGCTTAGATATATTCAAATCTGGTAGTGGTTGGATTATGAACTCTGTATTTCAATCAGGTAATAATACACATAAAGTGACTTCATCTGTTTCTCCTACAGGAGATATAACTTGGATGGAAGGTAATAAATTTTTAGATAGAAAATCTGTTTTGAACTTTCAAAAAATGATAGTTAAGTTATGTGAATCACAAGATGATTTGCAATCATTTTTATCAGATAATGGATTAAGTCCAGAAGACTTGAAACCTGTTCTGAGAACGTTCTATGTATAATACTTCAAGTGAAACCTACAATAAAATGTAGGTTTTCTTTTTTAATAGTGTCTTGGAGGAAGATTAAAAATTTAATATATAAACGAAATACTTATTAATAAATGGCATCATATAATCAATTTACCGCAGGTTCAGGTCAAACAAATTTCGCCTACACCAACAGTGCTGTTGAGAATAAAGGACTTTTTAATAGAATTTTAAGAGGTTTATCATCTTATGGCATGAACTATGATGATATGATTGTTAGAAACCAAGTTGGTATTGGTATCAATGAAGATCCATATGCGGCTAGAGGTAACTCAATGTATGATTTCTTCTCACAAAGAGCCGTGGCTTCTGTCTTAAATAGAAAGTCAATTCCTTACTTAGATAAGGCTTATGGTGATAAAAGAAGAATTCTAAGAGAGTATTCAATTAAAGATGAAATCAGAGACTTTGTTAGTTCAATTGCTGATGAAAGTATTGTTTATAACGATGAGAGAGATTTTTGTTCTCCTAAGCCTTTGTCTAATGATTATTCACAAGAGATTAAAGATAAGTATCAAGAATATTTTGAAAAGATTTATAACAAGTTTGGATTTGGAGACAGTATCACGGCTTGGAATATGATGAAAGATTTTCTTATCGATGGTTATATCGCTTTAGAGATTATCTATGATGATAAAAAGAAAAATATCATTGGTTTTAATAGATTAAGACCAGATACTTTAGTTCCAGCATTCGAACCTAGTATTGGTCACTTATGGATTCAGTTTCCAGAGGATCCTCAATTAAGAAGAATATTTTTAGATTCTCAGTTAGTTTATATTTCTTATTCTACTCAAAATGATTATTCAGAAACATCATATGTTGAGGGTTTAATTAAGCCTTATAACCAATTAAAGATTCTCGAGCAAACAAGAGTAATGTTTAACATTATCAATGCTACAGTTTATCAAAAGTTTACTATTCCTATTAAAGGTTTATCAAGACAAAGAGCTGAAGAGCAAATTGGTCAATTAATAAATGATTATTCTGAAGAAGTTGAATGGGATGACTCACTAGGTACATTAACTATCAATGGTGCTAAACACTTACCTTATAACAAACAAATTTGGTTTCCTGAAGGAGATGCTGGTACACCGGCTATGGAATTAGTTTCACCTGAGGGGCATAACTTAAATGAGTCAGATATGTTGACTTGGTTCTATAATGCTTTGAAAAGAGCTTCTAAGATTCCTTTCCAACGTTTCGATAAAGAAAATGGTGGTGGTAACTTAATCAATGACTCGGCTGATATGACGAGAGATGAGATTAAATTCTATAATTTTATTAATAGATTAAGAGCTAACTTCAAAGAACTTATCGTTAAGCCTTTGAAATTACAAATGTTAATTGAATTTCCTGAGTTGAAAGAAGATGAGATTTTATTAAATCAAGTTGATATTAACTTTAACTCTAATCAAGTATTTGAAGAGTGGAAAAAATTAAATAACTTGGCTAAGAAAGCAGAGATATTTGGTACTTTAGTTGGAATTATGAATGGTGAAAAACCTTACTTCCACGTTGAGTATTTAATTGATAATGTATTTAAGTTAACTCCAGAAGAAAAGGCTGAGAATCAGAAATACTGGGCTAAAGATGCTCTTGGTGTTGCTGCTGGTGGTGGAGGCGCTGGTGCTCCTGCTGGTGAAGGTGGTGCTCCTGCTGAAGGTGGTGAGATGCCAGCCGAAGGTGGTGAGGCTCCTGCTGAAGGTGGTGCTCAAGCCGCGCCAGAGGCACAAGCCGCTCCTGAAACTCCTCCTGCTGAAGGTGGTGCTGAAGGTGGTGGAGAATTTGAATTCTAAAACTTACTATAAAAAAGAAAACCTCTCAAAATTGAGAGGTTTTTTTATGCTGTCATTTTCGGATAAATGAAGTAAAAAGATTTGACTTGGTTATCTACTATATGTTGTTTGATTTCTAGTTCAACTCCTGATTCAATTAAGTCTCTGATAATCTTACCCCATTCAGTAGTCATTGTTTTAATTGTTATTTCTAATTCTAAAACATTGTTACCTTTGAGTATGAATTTCATAAACTTTATAGCGGATGATGCTTTTTTAAGAATATCAATTTCATACCAGTCTTCATCTAAAACATTTACATACATAACACCGTGAGCATGACCTGATATATCTAAAGTAAACTCAATCTTTTTATCTTCTAAAACAGAGTTTAGTTTAATCTCTCTTTTATATTGAGACCAATTATTAAAATTAGATAATAATTTCTCGTATTGTTCCAAGGTATTATTATCTAATTCAATATTAAAAGACTTTGTTACACTATGTCCATCCATTTACAATAAAGTAAAATCTATTTGTTTTCTTTCTAAGTCTACTGACTTAACTACAACTTTAAGAGGATCACCTAATCTGATTTTATCACCCATCTCATTTGAGATTGTATAGTTAGTTGTATCAGCTGACCATTTGCCTTCAAGAGATTGATATCTAACCATTCCTTCACATTTGCTTTCAATCAATTCAACATACATACCCCAATCAGTTACACCTGAAACGATGCCATCAAATACTTTTCCAATCTTATCTAAAAGATATTCAGCTTGTTTGTATTTAATTGAATCTCTTTGAGCTTTAGCAGCAACCAATTCTCTAGCCGAACACCATTT